CGCAATAATATTATTTAGTGGTCAAAGTGCGTTAGCTAATACTTCACAAACTGCGGCTCCAGTTGCTAATACATCAGCTTCGCTAACTAATATGGCGATCCAGACATTACAGGGAAATCTTATACAAAACCAATATGGAGGTGGAGTTGTTTGTCAAGGGCCAATGTTGACATTTTCTCCCTTTGTAACTGACTCACATTCATTTTCTAAACCTAGAGAATACTGGTACGACTCTCCAGTGTATAGCGATGAAGGAGACATTTTATATCATCAAAGAACACGTACAGGACAGAAGGATAATTTCTCACTTAATGTCGGTGCTAGTTTAACTTTCTCAATGCCACTTGATCGAAGATTTCAAGAGCGTTGTTTGAAAAATGCAAAGTTACAAGGAGATCATCAACAGCAGCTAATTAATAACAAAAAACTAGACTGGCACATCGCAAGACTTCGTGAGTGCGGACGCTTGCGTAAAGACGGAATTGAGTTTGCTAAAGATTCTCCTTACTTCCATCTCTGTGAAGATGTTGTTGTTAAACCTAAAATGGGTCAAGTCTTACCGCACCGACACCTTATATCTCAACCTGACTCTAAATAAGAGCAAGAACTCGTTCTAACTAGAGGCCAATAGGCGTGGTTACAACTTTTCTTGCTAAAGCAAAAGCTCTTTGTAACTACAGAGGTCTAAGACTTGGCTACAACTTCTTTTGCTGTAGTTGAGAGAAAAAGAGTTCCTAGTTAAACCTAATTGCAGACGCACCGCTTCTTGGTATAGGAAGAATCTCAACTAATTTTATTTTACTTTATTTTTTAACGGTGGCAAGCCTTTCTTCTCTCTGTAAGCATTTGTGATTTTTTCAGATAAGTTTGGTCGTTTTACTTTCTTACCTAATATCTTTTTCACTCTATTCACTATCTGTTTAATAATAGGTTTGACTGCCTTTAAAAGCAGTGGTGTACTCAATGCAGCCGTTGTAGCGACCAGAGTTATTCCTCCTGTTTTCACTACTTGAGGCACTGTAGGTATCGCATCAATTATCTGTTGCTGGACACTTAATTTTTTATATCTAGTTACACAACGGTTTCCAACCAATTCATACTTAATAATCTGTTTAGAACCTTCTTCTACTTTTGTACCAATCTCAGGCGCACCATCGGGAGGGCACTCTTCTGGCTGTTGTTCTGGCACTTCTGCTGCTGGAGGGATTTCTGGCTCTTCGTATCGTTGTGGCTCTTCATCTTTTATAGGAACCAACTGCAACGGATCGTAATTCATTGGCTCATACGCTGGAACTCCTCCAGGGCATAAGATCATATTGCCTTTTGGATCGTTATCTATAAGTGCATCATTTTCAATACTTCGCCTTGCTTTGACACAAGGCATTTCAATAACCGGAAAACCTATCGGGACATTGACTGGTACGTTCGGAGCATTAATAACAGGCGCATTGATGACATAAGTATTGACAGGCTCGACTCCAATATTAGGAATCTCAACTTTAGGAATCAAAACTTAGGCAAACCAAATGCTTTCTTTTCTTCGTTCTTTTGCTGTGCAGGACTTAACGCTCCAGTAGGGAGAGCAGGGCCAGATAATCCAGGTAATTTGATTGCACCCATTACCTTTTCCATTGCTTTATCTTGAAGCATCTTTTGATTATCTTCATTTGTTATCCAGAGATAACCAAACACCCCGCCACCGGTAATAGCTGCCACAAGAAGGAAAGATATTACACTGATAATGTTCAGGATTTTTTGCATGGTAAGAGAAGCAATCTTAAAAGCTATTACTCACACTAGCCTAATTGTTGTTATTGAGCTTCTACCTCTGTTACCTCTTCATCTGTTACTTCAGCAGCGAGTTCTTTTGCATACTGAATACCACCCTTCAACTGAAGGATCTCTGAGATAACTTTATTCAACTCATCTTCAAGCTTAGCCTTGTAAGCTTGCTTATCTTTTAGAGTCGCTTCCCATTTATCTAAGGGATTTGCCATTAAGACCAGGGCTTACCAACAGCAGTTGTAGCAGGTGTAAGAGCAGCATCAATCGCAGCTTCTACAGCAGCAACACCATCAGAACCTAAAGCAGTTTTTACCCATCCAATGCACACGGAATCACTAAGGCTGTCATAAGCAACAAAATCTGAAGGAAGACTGGAAGGCTTTGTGAAATTCACTTCACCTGTTTGTCTTGTACCATCTTTCTCCTTGTTGTCAGAATCATCAATCGCTTTAACACGATAGATCACCTTATTGACATGACCGTCAGATAGGTCACGTTCCAGTGTGTTGACTTGCCAGACTTTGTTGATTGCCATTGGTCGAATGTTTTAGGAATAGTTTAGTCGTTTTCGGCGACTTGTTCTTTTAATAATTCTATTCTTGCTTGCTTTTTGACAATAGCTTGTGTTTTCTCTTGTTGAGATTGAGCAACACCATTGTATTCCTCGACTAAAGCTTTTAAATCTGCTTCTTCAGCAACAAGACGTTCCTGTGGGGTTGGCATAAAAAAAATGTATGTTTCTAAAATATAGGTTTAATACTACAACGTGACAAGTTCGGTCAGGCAGATTCTAAGGCCGCTACTTTAGTTTCTAGTGTTTCGATTTTTGCCATAGCTTCTTGTAAAGCTTTAATGGATTTCATATATAAGATTGAATATTTAACTGTTTTAGTTTTAGTACCTAAGTCTTCGCCTGTATCTGGGTTTCTATCAATAGATTCACTGACAAGACCAGCACTTACAGTTTCTATTTCTTGTGCAATTACACCAATATGTTTATCTGTGGGCATTCCAGTTGATGCTTTAAAATTAAAGTTTCTAACTTTAACTGCTTTTATATCCTCCCATTGAGAATTAGCGTCAACAATGTTTTCTTTTAATTTAGAATCTGAAGTAGATCCATAGCTATTATTATAGTTTTTAACATCCCCATCACCTTCTATAGTTAAATAAAGACCGTTAGAATTACTTCTACATTGTAAATAATCAATAGAATCAGCACCACTATCACTCTTTTTAAGTGTTAAAGTTGAGGTTGTAGTTGAACTTCCTTTTAAATAGTTATGAGTTCCACTGGTAGTTAATACTCCTCTTACATCTACACCAGAAGTATCTATATTCATTCTCTCCGTTCCACCAGTTGCGAAACCAAGAAGATTGGCACCTGGACGATATATTCCTGTATCAGCACTGCCTTCATTATTAAAAGTAAACCCAGGACTAGCCGCCGAACCATCAGGTACTTTTAAACAATCACCCTGAATAGATACTCCAAAACTGTCTGTTTCAAGCTTCTTAGAGTTGTTATAATACAGTTCACAAGCTCCGTTTTCAAAAAATCTTGCAATATTTTCTGTAGCAGCAGCATTAATTATTCTTGCAGTACTAGCTTGTAAAACAAGATCACCCGTACCAGAATCCTTTATGTAGCTATGAGATCCATCGTGGTAGATTTGTAGGTCATCACTATTTCCAAAGGCAGCTTTACCATTATCCATGAACTCCAGTGTGTCAGCACTTTTATCCCAAGTAAGGTTTGCGTTTGCTCCAGATAAGGTAAAATCATTTGTTACGTTAAGACTTCCTGTTACTGTTGCTCCAATACTCGTTGTCTCAAACTTCTTAACATCATCATAATAGAGTTCTACGGCTCCGTCACCTAGAAATTTAGCACTAGATTCACCTGATTTAGCTTCAATAAATATATGATTAGCACCCCAGTCATCTACATTATTTCTTAAATATAATTGACCGTTATTGTTATCTATATAAGAATCAGAGCCTTGATGGTAGATAACTAGATCATTACCAGCCCCAAGCTTTAATTGCTGATTATCAGTATTTGTCATTAACACGTTGCCGTGCAAGCTTAAGCCATAGCTTTTTGTCTCAAGCTTCTTACTGTCGTCGTAAAAGAGATCTACGCTTCCGTTTTCTTCTCCTGCAATTAAGTTTTCACTATCAGCAGCATTAGATACTCTAAATGAATCTGTTAGCAGTCTTAACTTACCTGTTCCAGAATCTTTAATGTAAGAATCAGATGTATCATGGAAAATTTGTAGATCTTCCCCGTCTCCCCATATAGATTTTATACCATCTCCTAAAATAATATTACCTGTAGAAGCAAGTGATGTTACTGTTACTCCATTACTCGTTGTCTCAAGCTTCGTATTGTTGTCATATTTTAATTCTACGGCTCCGTTGGCAGTAGCACGTAATGCCTCCTCACCATCAGCAACTTGAATATAAGCGTTATTAGTACTTTTTAGATATAAGCCACCTGTAGCGTTATACACGAATGAATTTGTACCATTATGATAGATTTGTAGATCATTGCTATCTCCAAATAATGCTTTATCACTGTCTCCTAAATGTAATTGGTCTGCATTAACACTTCCTGTAACTGAAACACCACCACTAAAAGTCTCAAACTTCTTACTGCCGTCGTAGTAGAGTTCTACGGTGTTATTAGGTTTAAATTTAGCGTAATATTCACTATCCCAACTATTTAAAAAATACATAGGACCATAAGTCCTATACCACATATCACCAGTAGTATTATTTATATAAGAATCAGATCCATCATGATAGATTTCTAAATCACCACTATCTCCAACCTTTAACTTCCCATCATCATTTAATTGGATTCGTCCATGTACGTGGATTCCATCCGATAACGTATTAAACTTCTTCGAGTTATCGTGATATATCTCTACGGCTCCATTACCAGTAGCTTTTATACTGTCTTCATATGACCCAGAAGCCAAATTTTGAAGACCAAAAGTTCCATCAGTGTTTGCTACAAATCTCCATTTATCTGCATTATCATCTCCTTCATCTGCGTGTATACGAATTTGAGCAGTACCACCTTCAGCCCCATTAACCTGTATTGTTCCTTGAGTTAATGTGCCATCAGCATTTGTCTCAAACTTCTTAACGCCGTTGTACCAAAGTTCAGCAGCTCCGTTTTCATAGAAGGCAGCTAGTGTTTCTGTCGCACCACCATGAGTAATTTTAATTGCACTACCGTCTAGATAAAGAGCACCAGTTCCAGCATCTTTTACCCAAGAATTACCTCCATCATGGTAGATTTTTAGATCTGCTCCGTCTCCAAAATCTACACGTTTATCATCTCCAAGAGTTACACCTGTACTTGTGGTATGTATCTGCTTAGTTCCATCGTAATGAAGTTCTGTAGATCCATCACTTTGGCAAATAACATTATTAGTTACCGTGCCAGAATTATTTCCTTGTATATAAAGATCACCAGTGTAGTTTCTAATATATGAATGATTACCTGTGTGATAAATTCTCATATCATCACCAGTCCCAACAGATAATCTGTTGTTACTTGCTCCTCCGTCAGGAATAACTAAAGCATCTGTAACTAAAGTTCCTGCGGCAGTTGTCTCAAAACGCTTTACGTTGTTGAAATAGAGTTCTATGGCTCCATCAGCATCAGACACGAAAGATTTTTTCGTACCATCTAAGCTATACATTTCAACTTGTGGACCATAAAACTTAGTTGTATGTCCTCCTACTGCACCAATAACATTACCTAAAGTATCAGAATGGTAAATCTGAAAATCTTCACTATCTCCAAGTTTAAGCTTATCACTATCTAAAAGGTAGTGATGTCCAGTAGTTACTGTTCCACTTGATATTGTATGAAACTTTTTAGCATTGTCGTAATAGAGTTCTACGGCTCCGTCAGATATAAACTTAGCTATATCTTCATTAGTAGTATCATCCTGAAACCGAATACTAGGTGCTTGTATATAAACAGCATCAGTAGTATCTTTAATTATTAAATTCCCAGTCGTGTTAGTCAGGTATGAATTACTACCATCATGGAAGATTTGTAGATCTAAATCATTACCAAATCCAGCTTTAGTGTTATCTGAAAATTCTAAAGTATCATCTGAAGAATCCCATCTAACATCTCTACCAGCATTATCAGGATTATCAAATTTTACGTCACCTTCACACTGTAATTGACCATTAATCTTAAAGCCATTGCTATATGTTTCTGCTTTTTTAGAGTTGTCATAATAGAGTTCTACGGCTCCATCTATTATAAATTTAGCTTGAACTTCATTACCAGCAGCGTTATACCATGATGATTCTGTTGCCGATCTAGTTACTAACCTACCAGTAGAATTATGAATCCTAGAATCCGTTCCATCATGGTAAATCTGAAGATCTTGTGAATTACCAAACCTAATCTTATCAAGATCGTCGCAATTTAAATCGTCATACCATTTGATTCCAGAAGCAGATGTCTCAAGCTTCTTACTGTCGTCGTAATAGAGTTCTACGGCTCCGTCAGCTATAAACCTAGCAATAGTCTCACTTGAACCTTTTTGTATATCTACACCAGTACCATTAGTTTGTATTTTTAATGATCCTGTACCAACCTCATCTATATAAGAAGAAGATCCATTATGGTAAATCTCTAAATCATTCCCTGTTCCAAAGCGGACTTTTACATTGTCGTTGAAATCTAAACCTGACGCACCAGCAATTGTTCCACTGCCACCAATTTCCTTAACCGTTCCAGAATCATTGATATACAGTTTCTTATTTTGAGTATCTATCGCAACTTCGCCGTTAGAAATATCACTCACAGATGGAGTGCTAGTTCCTCTCTTTAATTTAATTGTGTTAGACATTTACCTACCTCCTAGTAGTGATTGTAGTTAGTAGGTTCCTCCATCAATGTCAAAACCTGAAACCGAGCCATTCTCTAAAAATGTAACCAGATCGGACAAGGCAACCTGAACCATTGTCCCATTATCATTAATTACCATCCGATCAGCAGTAGCCAATGTTGTAGACGTTGCAGACGTTCCACCATCAACAATGTTTAATTCATTAACAGTAGAGGTGATTCCATCTAATGCATTTATTTCAGCCGCCGTTGCTGTTAGTCCTAGATTTGTTAAAGCCCCTGCTGCTGTACTTGCACCCGTTCCACCATGAGCTACCGCTACATCAGTTGCAGACCAAACACCAGTTCCAATTGTTCCAACTGAAGTTAAAGAACTTCCAACAACAGTTGAACCTAATCCAGTTTTTGTTAAAACATCAACTCCATCAATTCTGTATTTAAGTGAAGAGCCAGCAACTTCAATACTTTGATTTGAAGTCCAACAATCAGTCGCATCTAACCATTTCCATTCCTTATCACCATCTCCTGAATCAATCGTTAATCCACCACCATCTGCGGCTGCATCATTCGCTGCACCTTTAGCTAATTCTAAGTTTTTGTCAGCAATCGTAGTGGTAGTGCTATTAACAGTCGTAGTCGTACCAGAAACAGTCAAGTTTCCACTTACAATTAAGTTCTGAGAACAAGTAAATGTTGGAACGGTTGCACTACTTAAATCAACTGTGCCTGTATATGTTTTCGCTCCAGAAATCGTCTGAGCAGTTGACAGAGTTGAGTAATATCCATCTCCACCAATCGCTTCAATAGCTGTGGCTGCTCCTCCTGCTCCTCCCGTACCCGTTCCGTAATACAGAATATTAGTGCCTTCAGCATAAGCTAATTCTGCGTTCTCAAGACTGCCAGGTGCTGAGTTTCCAGTGCTTCGTTTAATTCTGATCGTGTTAGCCACTAGAAGTTACCTCCGTCTGTGAGTGTGCTAGTTGTCCATGTACTATCTGCTTTGTAAGAGCCAGAAGCACTATCATAATAAATTATACTTTTATTTACTCTATTTGTATCGGTAAGACCGATTGCACTTGATGAAAATTGTGGTCCTTGTGGTCCCTGAGTCGCAACCGTTATGACTGAACTATTGCTTTCGTCAACAGTTACAGTGTTTTTGTTGGTTGTGATATTGACTGTAGTCATGCAGTGTATCCTTCATCCATATAAATAGTACCCTCTATCCAGTACTCATGCAGTCCAGCAGGGTTAGTTAAACGTACATCGTATTTATATTCATCAGCCGTAAAGCCTGTTGTTTGAGTATCAGTTAATTTCCAATCAAACGCTCCACCTGAAGCATTTGTAACAGAGACAGTTGCATCAGCAGCTTTTGTACTACGTCCAGAATCCCAAACCTGTGAGGCTAAAGTGTATCCCGTTAAATTAACTGCACTTCCTCCTGAATCTTTCAATGTGACAGAAACAGTATGATCCGATCTTCGTTGGATCGTCATGTCATACGTTCCAGGTGCTACTGCCATAGGACTAAAACTTTCTCATAGTTTAGCAATCATCAGGTTTTAATGATATACATCATGGCAATGTTTCTTGGCCTACTTTCGCTTCCTCCTCTCAATGCTGTACTTCCTGTAAAAGTGTGATCGTGACTAGCATCAATCGTTAATGTTCCTGTCACACTGGTATCAGCACTTGCAGGAGTTAATGGCCCTGTTCCATTCGATCCTTTGCCAAAAATTCCAGATGTAGACCCTTGCTGGAAAGTTTCAGAAATATCTGTAGCAGTACCAGTTAGAGATTTAGTATGAACACTTAAACTTCCAGAAGCGTGATCGTGTGATTCATTTTGATCTCCTTGAGAACTTGCTATAGAGCGTCCAGAATCAACACCTCGACCATGATCATAACCTCTTATAAATTCCCCTCGTAAATCTGGCACGTTGAAAGTGGTGCTTCCATTCCCTGCTCCATAAGTCGTACCAATAACAGCAAATAAAGCAGCATAAGTTGAACGACTAACAGCCGCACCATTACATTCCAGATAATCAGCAGGAACAGAACTAACGGCTAAACAAAAGACTGCACCTGATGGAACACCCTGAACAGTTGTAAATGAGAGAGTTCCCGAGCCATCAGTTTTCAACATCTGCCCATCCGAGCCATCAGCCGAGGGAAGAGTAAAAGTAACATTAGACCCAATAGCAGAGGCAGCTTGCAACGCTACCCAATTACTACTATCTGAATCAGCAAGCCTTATATCTCCTTGTGCTTGGATTTGAATCCCACTATGGTCAATAAAAGCTCTCTCTACTCCTGAAGCAGCAAAGCCGATTGTATTTGAAGACTTACGAAATATTCCTGTATCGGGATCTCCGTCAAAGGCTATAGCTGGTGTACTCGCTCCTGAAGCATCATCAGCCAAGATGACACCAGTCATCGTGCCACCTGATCTAAGTAAAAGCCCTAAATTATCTTCTCCTACATCTCCAATATTCTTGAAGTTTGAACCATCATAAACTTTTAAAATATCATCACTGCTATCTCCATAAAGCATAAACTTTGCTGGACTACCAGGATCAGAGCTACCGCTATTGCTTGTTTTTATCGCATCAAGAATATTATTAATGTCTGTCCTAACGACATTACCAGCAGCATTTTCTACGTTGTAGTTTGTGACCTGAGACACTAATCTTCTACAGTTTCAACCATTCTATACCCCTTTGCCGAAACCTACAGCTTGATAACTAAAGTTTCTATCTATATCTGATCCTCCGTTCTTGAAATGAACAGTAAAACCAGTACCCGAAACATTTGACAATTCAAAGAAATCACCTGCTGCCATACCTTGAGCAGTTATTCCAATCGAAGGTAAATAGGCATTGGTTCCACCTAAACTTGCCGTTCCAGTAAAGAAAGGTTTAGTGAAAGTTACACTTTTTGACCCAGAACCAGAAGCAATCGTTGTTGTGCTTTGTTCAGTCCTAGATTGCAGTATTGCGCTATATCCTAACTGCTGAACATTGACATTTTGGTTCGTATTAGTTGAAGCAAGATCAGCTTTAAATTGAAATGACCTTGCTTTAAATTCTCCATTAGCAAAAACATTAAAGTCTCCATAACTAGAGCCATCTGTGCTTGTCCTTACATAAACTTGGCAATCAGTATCATTAGCTGGATCTCCATCCCAACTGGCAACATCATCAACCTCACCCCAAGAATCAATATTGTTTCCAATTAAAACACCTAAACTTTGAATATGCCTTTTTAACGTCAAAGTAAATACAGCACCTAAATCTAAGGTTTCTGCAAATTCATACGTTCCTGTCAGATTTGTTGAAGGATCTGTTAGCTGTAAAGCTCCACTTGTATAAGTGACATTTGTTTTAGTACCAGTGCAATCGCCCGACCCAGAAGCAGAACAGAAAGGTTGAGCCAGTAAATCTTCTCGTTTTGTTAAAACTCCTAATTGTTGTCCTACGTCTGGAATATCAATAATGACACTTGTCTCTCCAGATGAAAATCTTCCACCATCATCTTGAAATTTCAGAATATATTCACCGTCTAATGCTGGAACGACTGCTTCAGAAGTATTACCAGCTAAAGCATTAACAAGATCAACTGAACCTGCAAACGTGCCAGATCCATCTGTTTTATTGGAGTGCCTAACGTAAACACGACCACCGTGCAAAACGTCCGCATCGGTTGATTTATTCCATCTCAACCTCATTAAATGATCACCAACTGGTTCTGCTGTTAAATTCGCAACATCAGCGGGTAAGGCTGTTTTACCTTCTGCTTCAAATGATTGACTTAAGGGTGTATTTGATACTTGTAGTGCTGCATTAAATGAGAATATTTCAAACTCGTATGTTCCTAATTCACTGTTATCTATTGTGATGTCAGGTCTAAACACAACCTGACTGACATAGTTTCCATTCTCAAATCTATAGTTAATTAAATATTGACTAACTCCAGTAACAGGAACCCAAGTAACAAATAACCTTGATATAGCAACACCATTTCTTTCTATCGTTTTTTCTTCAAAACTTAAAGAAGTAGGAGGGGCTGCTGGTGCGTTTAATATCGAAACATTTCTTGCTGGTAAATCAATACCTTCTTCAATATTTGCATATTTATTTGGTCTATAAGATAAAGCTGTAACTTTATAATTAATACCATCAGCTTCTTCTACTGTTATAACCCTAAATTTTTGAGCTTCGATTGTATCGCTCACTAAAAACCATATTGCATTTACATTTGGTGCTTCCGACAAAGCAGAAGACCAACTAATAACACCATCAGTAATACTTAGAACATCTCTAACTTCTACGGAATTATCAGGCATTAATATACTTACTTTTTGATTAGCTCCTCCAAATGTCGATAAATCTTGTGTGTCATCAACAGTAATTGAAGTTGTAGTTGCAGTCTTTATACGTCCAGATCTCCTAGCACCACTACGAACTGGATCATTTACATCTATGACAGCCCCAGGTCTAATTGTTACTCCAGCATCAACAGATGTTGTAAATGAAACGACCTCTGACTCGTTTTGCTCCGCAAAAAGTATTGCTTTCCCTAATCTTTGAGCTTGACCACGGCTTGTGCAAGCAAAAGCTCTTACATCTTTTTTAACAACTCCTAGCTTCGTCTTCGCATCACTATCTTCTACAACTTCATAATCTATTTCTCTCGAATCCATATTATAGTAACTAACAGCTACGACAGAATGTCTGGTCTTAAGTGACGATCCAGAATAAGAAAAACCTTCTTCAGTTACATTTGCAAGACTGAATAAGAAACTTGCATCAGTAGGTTTATCTTGTGCAATCGTTATTGTTCCTGCACTCCATATCGGCATACATCTCATCACTCCGCATAATTCTTCGATTAAATTAAACGCTTCACTTGCAGATAAAATATTAACATTGCAGCTAAATCTTGCTTCTTCTCCTCCTTCACCGTCATCGACTAATTCATTCGCAAATTTAGAAGCACTAACAAAACTAAATAAATCTAAATTACTATCAGTAATGTGATCTCCTAGTCCATATCTAACGGTTGTAAGAAGATCAAGCAATACCATCGCAGGGCATGAACACCACTGCGCCGCAGCCATTGTTCCATTAAATATATAATCAGTTGGATAAATAATTCTACCTGTAGCACTATCAACAGTTGGTGTACCAGAACCATCTGCTCCTTCACCTGGAATCCTGATTTTTACACCCCTAATTCTATACTTTCTGCTTGGAATATTGCTTACTATTTTACTATCAAGTTTTAATGCAGCATAAGCAGTATTGTTATAAGTTTGCTTGTCATCTATCAACTCCTGCATCGACAAAACCCGAAAAGAGTCTTGCAAAGAAGCATTTGTACTATCAGCCGTCACACGCTCGACTCTTACTTGAGGGGAATCTCCATTGATCTCGACTCTGTAATCCTTAGAATATGAATCACTAGTACGGCCTGTAACTGTATCAGTAAATAAAGGAGTAAAAGTACCACTATTGTCATATTCAATAGATACTCTTA